CTACTTCTTCTGCAATGAGCTGACCACCCCGGGCAGGACCTTCTCCGCCGACCGCCCGATGACGTACCCACCCAGGCCGATCTCGACGATGTCCCAGAGCTTCAGAACCTCGGCTTCCCCGAGATTCGGGGCCGACCAGCCAAGCCACCGGGCCACGATCAGCACCACGAAGGTGAGCATCGTGATCGGCCGCCAGGTACGCTGCAGCCAGCTCTGGCCCTGAGCCTCGGATTTGACGACCTCGGCGGCCGCCCGTTCGATCTCTGAGGAACGTTCCAGAACCGCCGCCTGGAGCGCCTGCTGAAGCTCGATCCGCTTCAGTTCGTGCTCGGGATCAGGGAAGATCCGGTCCGCAACCGAGCCGGCGACCTTTCCCAGAATGCCCAGAATCTCGCCAACCATCGCGACTCCTTTCAGGCGTAGGCACGGTTCAGCCAGCCGCCCTGGAATACAATCTGATCTGCGCTGCGGGCGACCCGGAGCCTGTATTCCCCTGCCGCTTCGGATCGCAGCGCCGCCATCAACGCTGCCTGGTCAACCCGCCTTGCAGCGCCACATGTTTCCGGCCCAAGGCGACCGTCGAGTGCCACCCGCAGGCCGCAAGCATGAAGAGCCCGCTGCAGACATGTCACCGCGGTCTGGTGCCCCAGATTGACGGCCAGGTCGAAGACCTTGATGGCGATCACTTCCGGCAGGAACTCGTATCGGTGGCCATGCCAGTAACGCTCCCAGTAGACCTCGATCGCCTGGACCCGGGTCAGGTTCTTGACGTCCAGGTCGGGATTCCAGCGCTGAGCGATCCCGAACTTCGTCGCGCCGCCGTGATCGAGGGGGTTGTCAGTGTAGACGTCACCCTCATGCTCGAGGACGACTTCGATCGCGCGGTCGAAGAGGTCTCTGCTGGTCACCTCAACCCTCCCTTCGGGCCAGTTCGAGGCGCAGCGCCCCGAGGATGTCGCACAGACGCTGGCTGCGATCCTTCATGTCCGTCTCGATCTCCTTCTGGGTCTCGTTCAGCCGCTCCATGCCGCTGCGGATCTGGATCAAAACCTCGTGGACGTCGTCCAGGGAGTGGCGCCCAGGCGCCAGTGGGCAGACGACCTTGAGCTCGTCGAAGGCAACCTTCGTCCCATTGCTCCCATTGCGCCGCCAGACCTGATTCCGTGCGAGGTCGACGACTTGGATCGCCAGCTTCACGGCCAGCATTGTCGCCATCAGCCCCAGCCCACCGAGCCCCAGACTGCGGGCTGCCTCGAATGCCATATCCATCGCATGTCCTCCGGCACCGCAGCTAGGAATGCAGCTGCCAATCAAACGGCGGATCGTTCTTGCTCGGCTGCACGTACGAGGGGATGAACGTGGTCCACGGCACGCTCTCCCACGCAGGATCGAGAGCTTCCAATTCGACATCAGCACGATAGGTGGTCCCGACGACCAGACCCGACACGGTAGCTCGGTTGTCGGAGGCGCTCGTCCAGTTGCTCGTACCGACGATCACCGAATCGCTGACGCGGACGATGCGGATTCTCCCTCGCGCCTGCGACAACGGAGCGTTGAGGTAGATGTACAGGTAGGAGTTGGTCCCCCCAGCCAGAAACCGAGTCAGGGGCGCCAACTCCAGCGGAACGGGTGTCGGCACGCCTGCCAACGAACGCGGCGGCAGAGGCACCCCCATGCCATTGGCCCAGCCGCCGCTGTGCAGGGCGCCGCCGTACTGAGCCCAGGCCATCGCGGGCAGAATCGCTGCGGCCAGGCCGAGAACGGCCAGCCAGAGAATCGCAGTCCGCATGGCCGTCACTCCCACATCAGGTCCGCACGTCCCTCGCCTGAGAGGAACGCCGCGTCCGGGGCGTTCGGCTCGAAGATGAAGCGCACGGGCAGGCCCTCGCGCAGCGTGAAGACGGTGTCCCCAAGCGCCACCTTCGGCTTGAGCTTCGACCACGTGTTCGACGCCGCGTTGTAGGTCCAAAACGACATCGCGACCGTTCCCAGATCGGGCAGCGCGTACATGTCGAGGATGTGCGCCTTCTTCGATCCCACTTGGCCGGACCCGTAGAAAGGCACCCAGCCGGTGACGCCGGCAACGGCCCCGTCCTGGGCCGCCAAGCCGGGCAGAGGCGGCCAGGCGACGGCCACCATCAGAATCAGCAGGCAGATCACGATCTTCCTCACGACTCTTCCTTTCGGTTCTGCCCCGGGCCGCGGGGCTCCCATCGCAATGCGCCGCACACTCACTCGGCTGAGCTGGCGCTGCCGCTCTTCTTGCTCGCTTCGTCGCCGCCGGCCGTCTCGTCCGACTCCCCGGCAACGTCCTTCTGGGCCGTGGGCACCTCACCGGATACGTTGATCCCGTACTCCTCTGCGAGCGCCTGCTCCCGGGCCAACTCGGCGAATACGTCCTCGATGTCCTCGCCTTTCTCGGCCAGAAAGCCGGTCCTGGTCCCCAGGCCGTTCTGGATCGAGACCATCGCCGCCCGGGCTTCCTTCTCCGGGTCGATCCACTGCCAACCGCGCGGACGATGTCGGACGGCCAGGTAGCGGGACGGATCGCGGGTGGGGAGCGTCAGGCTGCCAGTGAGCAGTGCCATGCCGAGCCAGGCCGCATACAGCGGCCGGCGCCACATGTCGATGAAGTCCTGCTGGATGGACCGCCAGTCGTCGCGCTCGACCAGCGCGAAGCTGCGCATCGTGGAGTAGCTGACGCCCTCCGCGTCATTGGCCAGGACGTTGTAGAACACGCTGAAACCAGAGGCGATCTTGCGGAGCATCTGTTTGATGAACGCCGGGAACTGGGCAGTCGGGTGATCGGGCTCCCAGGCCTTGAACTCGTAGCCGTCCGGGACGATCTCAAACGTCCCCGGGTTGGCCTCCATGGTCGCGGGCCGCGAACTGGCCGCCAGGTCGCCAGCCAGCGAGTCGGCGCGCTTTTCGAACAGCCCCATCTTCGAGGCGCCGATACGAGCTGCAACCGCCTCCGACTCCTCGTAGGCGTTCAGCATGTGCGCCGGGACCATGACCGAGTGGACCCAGGTCACGCCGCGGGTCTGGTTCACGCGGTCCGGGTCGTAGAGGTGGAGCATCTCCCCAGCCGGGACGAAGTACCGCTCCCGCACCAGGTCGGTGCCCACGGCGTTCCAGACCCAGTAGCCGACTGGCCGACCGATGGCGTCGATCTCCACACCCATGCGGATCTCGTTCTGCGTCCCGCGGCGAGGCCTGTTGAAGGTCTCATCGATCAGGTCCGCGTCGATCGCCTGCAGAGCCAGGCCGTGGGCATTGCCCTCGAACCCACGCCACAGGCGAACGAACGTCTCGCCGTCGCAGGCCACGGTCTTGATGACCAGCTTTTCGAATCGGCGCAGGGTGAGCCGGCCGTCGACCGTGACTGGACTGCTGGCCCAAGCGTTCCAGGCCGCCTCGATGGCAGCGTTGGTCTTGGTGTCGGGCTGATCGCCGGCCCAGACCTGAGCCTGGAGCTTGATCCCCATGGGCCCGATGACGTTGGTCACCAACAGGCGGAAGTAGCGCTTCACATAGCTGTTGTTGCGGCCGAGCTCGCGGGCGCGGGCTCGCAGGATGCGGATGTCGCCACGGACCTCCTCATCCGCGGACCGGGTCTGGGCTATCCAATCCAGGAGTAGCCGGTGCACCCCAGCGCCGTCGAAGACGCCGCGCTGACCCCGCAGCTCACGCCACGCGAGTTGGAATGCGCGCTGCACGCGCGCCTGCAACGGCCGCCTCATCGGTCAAATCCTGGCCCGGTAAACGAAACGAGGACCGGCCGCGTGACGAAGCCTGGATTCTGCAGGCCCGCCACGCGGGACTCGAGGCTGGACAAGAGGCTGACCGCCTCCTTGATCGGCATCTTCGCAACGACGCGGCCGGCGATCTGGTAGCTCTCCATGCCCGCAGGCAGGCGACCCTCGATGTGGGCGCGGAGCATCGCGATCGCCCGCTCGATCCACTCCTGTTCGCTGCCTTCGGTGGCTGCGGCCAGGTCAGGCAGCACGGTGACCGTGCCGCGTCCGACTTCGTAGACCTCACCACCGGCATTCGAGATGCGCTCGACCCACTTGTACAGGCCCGCTGCGAATCCGCCCTCGGTGTCGGTGGCCTCGATGGTGACGAGGAAGTCGTCGCCGTCCGCGGTCGCGGCCACTGCGAGCACGCTCGCGCCGGCCAGGTAGAGCCGAAGCGTCCAGCCGACGGTGGCCGGGAAGTCGGTCAACCGCCTGCGGTAGCAGACGGTCGTGCCGGCGGCGAACTGATCGGGGAGGTTTGCGAGTTCCAGTGCCATGCGCCCACGGTGACATCACGCGCATGAGCCCACCAATCTAAATGACATTTAGATTGGTCGGGCCATCGCGGATGCATCACTACTGGGTGCATGGAAACGCCGAGCGCCATCAAGACGCGCACCGTGAAGGTGCCGCGCATCCAGTACCGGGACTTCGAGGTCGAAGTCGAGCACCGCACGGATGGCGGCGAAGGCGAGGTTCGCCTCTACCCGGTGTCCTTCTCGAGCGAGGCTCCCGTCCGTCGCTACTCCTGGGACACCTGGGAGGAATACGACGAGGTCCTGTCCCACGTCGCTGGCGACGTTGACCTCGGCCGCGCCAAGAACGGCCTGCCGCTGATCAAGTCCCACCAGCGCCTCTTGCACTTCGGCTCGGTGAACGACATCGAGCTCGACGAGAAGCGCAAGCGCCTACGAGGCATGGCCAGCTTCTCGTCCATTCCGCTGGGCCAGGAGCAGGAGACGATGCTCCGCGAGGGGCACATCAAGACCGTCTCGGTCGGCTACCAGGTCCTGTCGATGGAGATGGTCACCAAGGACAAGAAGACCGGCCTGGCCACCTACCGTTGCCGCTGGATGCCCTACGAAGTCTCCACCGAGCCCATCCCCGCCGACCCCAAGGTCGGCTTCGGACGCGCCCGCAATGCGCCCGACGTCGACCTGGTCGAGTTCACGATCGAAGAACCAGCCTGCGAAGGAGAACGAACCATGAGTGTCGAAGCAGGAACCCAGCCCACCGCGGCCCAAGCCCCCGCGCCGGGCATCGAGACCCCGGTCGGCTCGGCGAACTCTGCGCCGGCGCCCAAGGTGACCGAGTTCCGCGATCGCGGCGCCGAGGCGGCCGAGATCATGGACATGGCCCAGGCCTACGGCGTGACCGACAAGGCCGCCGGCTGGATCCGGCAGGGCCTCTCGCCCGACCAGGTCTCGCGCGAGATCCTCAAGGCGGTGCGCACCCACGGTCCCGCGCAGCCCGCGGCCGAGGTCCTGGCCGCGATGCCGGCCAAGGACAAGAAGCGCTACTCCATCCACCGCGCCATCCGCATGCAGGCCGAGTTGATGGACGGCAAGCGCAGCCGGTACGACGGCCTGGAGGCCGAGGTCCACGACGAGCTGGTCAAGCACCGCACCGGCGCCGACCACGGCGGTGTGCTGGTGCCCTGGCGCCTGAGCGAGGACGACCAGCAGCGCGTGCTCGGCACGACCCAGCCCACGGGCGGCGCGACCCTGGTCGGCCAGCAGATCATGCCCGACATGATCGACCTGCTGCGCAACCGGGCGCTGGTGCTGGTCTCCGGCGCGCGCCTGTACCCAGGCCTGCAGGGCGTGGTGTACTTCAACAAGAAGACCGGCGCGCCGTCGGTCACCTGGATGGAAGAGAACCCGCCCAGCGACGCTCCCGGGTCCGAGCCCGCGTACGGTTACGTATCGCTCTCGCCCAAGACCCTGATCGGCCAGGTGCAGATCCCGCGGCAGCTGCTGGTGATGTCCTCGATCGACGTCGAGGCCGACATCCGCAGCGATCTGGCCACCGGCCACGGCCTGGCCCTGGACCTGGGCGCCTTGCACGGCAAGGGCACGGACAAGCAGCCGGTCGGCATCTACGGCGCGGCCGACGTGCAGTCCCACCCCGTGGGCGGCGTGCCCGACCTGGCGGACATCACCACGATGCCCGCCCTGGTCGCGGACAAGAACGCCGACCTGGGCGCCCTGTCCTGGATGACCACCCCGCTGATGGCCGGTGTGCTCAAGCGCACGCCTCTGGTCTCGGGCTATCCCGTGTTCCTGTGGTCGGGCACATACCGCGAGGGCGAACTCGGCGGCTACCCCGCGCGCACCACGAACCAGATCTCCAAGACCCTGGGTGCCGGCAGCAACGAGCACGGCCTGGTCTTCGGGAACTGGAACGACCTGCTGGTGGGCATGTGGGGCAACGACCTGGAGATCGTGGTCGATGTCGTCACCAAGGCCGCCCGCGGCCAGATCCTGATCACCAGCTACTCGATGGCCGACACCGCCGTGCGCCGCGGCGAGTCGTTCGTCAAGGGTACCGGCGCCACGCTGTCGTAGACGGGCGCGAAGGGACGGAGCGCATGACGGAGCACGGCACGCTCACCATCGAGGTCACCACCGGTCACTGCCTGGGAGGCGAAGGCAACGACGTCCTCCCTGGCCAGATCCTGGTGGCTCCGAGGGACCTGTCGGTCGCCGAAGCGCGCAAGAAGGTCCGGATGGGCTACGCCCGCGTCGTCCCGACCATGCCCGAGGCGGGTCCGGAGGCCCCCGAGGCTTCCGGGCCCGCCGCAATCAGCCACCCAGACCCGGCGCCCGAGGACCGGGACCCGACCGTGACGGCGCCCGAGGGGCGCAAGAGCCGGCCGCGCGCCGGCGGGAGGTAGATCCGCATGACCCACCTGCTCAATGCCCTGGCCCAGACCGTGGGCGCGGCGCTGGCCACCGCCGCCCGCCGCACCGCGACCCTGACCGGCACGGGGATCGACGTGCTTGAGTACGAGGGCGTGGCCCTCGTGCTGCTGAACACCTCGGTCGGCACCGGCACGACCCCCACGCTGGATGTGAAGCTCCAGCATTCGGACGACAACACGACCTTCGCCGACGTGACCAGCGGCGCCTTCTCCCAGGTCACCGACGCGGCCGGCACCGCCGGCGTGAAGGTCATGAAGGTCAACGTCTCGGACTTGAAGCGCTACCTGCGCGTCGTGGGGACGATCGCCGGCACCACGCCGTCGTTCGACTTCGGGGTGGAGTTCATCGGAATCAAGAAGGCGAGCTGAGCCGTGTACCTCGGCGAGTCCGACATCACCGCGATCCTGGCCGAACTCGCCGCTGCCGGTGGCGGCGTCGAGGTCACGCTTGGCGGGGTCACGGTGGTGGGGCTGCTCGACCGCGAAGCTGTCGAAGTCCTCGGCGATCAGATGCCGGCAGTCGTCGCCGCCGAACAGGTCGTCCACATACAGAGCGGCGTGCTGCCGGACCTGCAGTCGGGGGCCGCGATCACCGTGGGCGGGACCGCCTACGTCGTCCTGAAGGTCCTGCCGTACGGTGATGGAGCCATGGTCCGCGCCCTGTTGAGGACGCCATGAGCACGATCCGCGAGCAGATCGTCTCGGCCGCGATCCTGGCGCTGGCTACGGGCGTACCGGTGGGAGTCCCAGCTCCGGTGCGGACGCGCCTGGACTCCCCTAGCGCGGACCAGCTGCCCGCGCTGACGGTGTACCAGGGGATCGAGACGGTCGAGACGATGCGGGAGCCCAAGGCGGGCACGGCCAGCCGCGGGCCCGTCGTCAGGCGATCGCTGCTGCTGAGCGTCGAGGTCCTGACCAAGGCGGGAGCCGGCATGCAGCCCGACGCAGCGGCCGATCCGATCCTGGCCTGGGCTACGGCCGCCCTGGCCGCGGCCGGCAACTTCGGCGGCCTGGCGAACGGCCCCGCTGACGAAATCGGCACGAAGTTCGAGTACGAGCAGGCCGAGACATCGCTGTGCCGCGCCACGCAGACCTTTCGGATTGAATACCAGTCCCGCGCCGATGACGCGGAGACCTTGACCTAGGACGGAGGAAGCCATGCCCGAGGTCGTCAACGGCAACAACATCCTGCTCGGCAGAGGGAAGATCTACTTCGACCGCTTCAATGCGAGCGGCGTGCGCACCGGCGAGCTGTTCTTGGGCAACTGCCCGACGTTCGAGATCACGCCCACGAGCGAGGACATCAAGAAGTACTCGAGCGCCGACCGTTCATCCGACCTGATCGCTTCGGATGTGCTGCGCACCACGCTCGCCATCCGCATCGTCGGGGACGAGTTCTCCAAGGAGAACCTCGCCATGGCCCTGTTCGGCGACACGGCGACGCTGTCGCAGACCGGCGCCGCGGTCACGAACGAAGCCATCGCCGACGTCCTGCAGGGCCGGTATTACCCGCTGTCGAAGCGCCAGGTGAGCCTGGTCACGGTGTCCGGCACCGGCGGAACGCCGACCTACGTACTGAACACCGACTACAAGGTCGATGCCACTACCGGCCGCATCTACATCGTCGAGGGCGGCGCGATCACCGACGGCTCGGACATCGAGGTGGACTTCACCTACGGGACCATCGCCCTGCCGACCGTGCGCGGCATGAACCAGACCTCGGTCAAGGGGTACCTGCGGTTCATCGGCGATCCCGCCCGCGGCCCCAAGTACGAGTGCGAGATCTGGCGGGCGTCGCTGCGCGCCGACGGCGCCATCGGGTTCATCTCGGACGAGTACGCGAGCTTCACCCTGGCCGGGGACATCGAGTCCGACGCCGCGACGCACCCGAACGAGCCGCACTACCGGCTGATCAGGATCGCGTGATGACCCAGAAGCACATCCTCGGCGGGCGCACCTTCCTGCCGCTTCGCGAGTCCACCGTGGAGCAGGACTTCCGGTTCCTGGCCCTGGTGGGACGGGCCCGGATCGACGAGGTGGTCATGCAGCCCGGCGAGCGCTCCGAAGCGTTCGCCCGGCGCCTGCTCGAAGCAACCATCGAAAGCGGCGTGATCCTGGACCTCCTCGGGTGCCTCCTGATCCCGGAGGAGCTTGCTCCCGGGGACCGGGACCCCGGGGAGGTCTGGACCGCCGAAGTGGGACGCGAGACCGCCCAGTTCCTAGGGCAGCTGCGGGACCCCAAGGACAAGGCGGAGGTGCGCGGCCTGGTCCTGTCGCTGCTGGTCTCTTTTTTCGAGAGCGGGATCGTCTCTTTGTGGACTTCGCCGACGTCCTTCGCCGAGGCGATCCCGAACCCCAAGGACAACCAGGCGCCCCAGGCCGGTACGGACCCTGGACCGAACTCGTCCGGGAGCTCGCAGCGGGCGACCACAACCGGGCCGAGCGGATCATCCGCTGGCCCCTTCGCGTCGCCCTCGCCTCCTACCGCCGGCTGATGAGAGAGCAGGCGCTCGAGGACTACCGGCACCGGTTCATCTGCTGGGCCGTCTTGGCTCCTCACAGCGCCAAGGGATCGCGGCCCCGGCCTCCGGCTGTGCCCGAGATCCTCAAAGGAAGGTCCACCGATGGCCACCCCTGACGTCAGAGTCCGGCTATCTGCCGAAGGCGTCGCCGAGGTCGTGGCTGCCCTCAAGAAGGTCCAGACCGAAGCCGAGAACGCCTCGGCCAAGCAGTCGCGCGGCTTCCTCGGCCTGAACCGAGTCCTGGGCTCCACGTCAACCCTTCTCAGTGGTCTGGGGGTGGCGCTGGGGGTCGGTCAGTTCCAGCAGTGGATCCGTTCGTCGGTGGACGCGGCCGACCGAATCGACGAGCTCGGCCAGACGGTCGGCGCGTCGACCGAAAATCTGTCGGCCTTGAGCATGCTCGCCCGCACGTCTGCCGCAAGCCTGGAGGAGATGGGCGCGGCCCTGGCCAGGCAGAACAAGTTCATCGGCGAGGCCGCCGCGGGAAACTCCAAGGCCACCGCCACCTTGCGCGCCCTGGGTCTCACTCTGGCCGACTTCAAAGGCAAGGACTCGGTCCAGATCTTCGAGCTGATCGCCCAGCGGATCGCCGCGCTGCCCTCGCCGATCCAGAAGACCAAGACCGCCATGGACATCTTCGGGCGCTCCGGCGCGAACCTCATTCCGACCATGGATGCACTGGCGAGCGAAGGGCTGGGCGCGGTCATCGAGCGCGCTCGCGAGCTGGGGGTCCTGATCGACGGCAGATTGGCGCAGTCGGCCGCGCAGATGAACGACGACTTCGAGCTTCTGAAGACCCAGAGCGAAGGCCTCGGCGCCCGGCTTGCCGCCGGCCTGGTCCCCCAGTTGTCGCAGGCCCTGCAGATCATGAGCGGCGACCTGAAGCAGACCACCGAAGCCTGGGAGCGCTTCGGGCAGGGCATCGGCCTGGTCGTGAAGTTCATCGTCGCGGTGGTGTCGTCCGCCTTTGACATCGTGGGCAGCGCCCTGGCGATGATCATGATGCGGATCGATGCTGGCGTGCGCGCTGCCTGGGCGCTCTTGCACGGCAATCTCGATGAAGCCAAGACGTTCGTGAGGACCGCTGTCGAGGCGATCGGCGCTGAGCGAAGCGCCCTGGAGGACCGCCTGAAGGCCCGCTTCGAGCTGACCGTGTCCAAGCCGCCGGAGCCGGCGGCGAGGCCGCAGACCCCCGTGGGCGAAGTCGCCGAAGACCCCGCCACACTTGAGGCCCGGCGCGTCCAGGCCATGCAGGCGACCCTGGACCGCGAACTGGCGCTCGTGCGTGCGGCCGCCAGCCTGCGCACGTCGGCCGAGAAGCGGGGCTTCGACGAGGGTCTCAAGGACGTCCAGGCCTACTACGCCGAACGCCGCCGGATCGCCGACGAAGAACACGCCAAGGAGATCGAGGTACTCCAGCAGAAGCGGGCGCTTCTGGACAGCGAGCCCGATCCCAGCCGCCGCAGCGACGAGCAAGGCAAGCTCGACGCCGAGTTGGCCAAGGCCCGACTCGAGTACGAAGTCCAAACGGCAGCGCTCCTGGCTGATGAGCGCGATGCGGTCCAGAAGCTAGCCGAAGAGCGGCTCGCCCTCGAAAGGACCCTGCTTGAGGCCCAGGGCCGCCGTCACGAAGCCGCTCTGCTGGGGATCGACGAGGAGATCCGCCGGGCCGATCTGATGCTGAAGAAGCAGGGCGCCTCCGATGCCGAGCGCGAGGCGACACTTGCCCGTATGCGCCGATCGATGGAATCCAGCGCCAACTTCGACGAGACCAAGCGCCAGGCGGATGCCGCCCTGGCCGACCTGGACGCCACCCGCGCTGAGATCGAAGCCCGCGTCTCGGCTGGGCTGCTGTCCCAGGTCGAGGGCGAACAGCAGATCCTGGCCATCGAGGCCGAGCGGCTGGTCGCCCTGCAATCCCTCGCCACCGCCCTCGAGCAGGCGGCGTGGGGCACGGGCGACCCCGAGCGCATCGCCCAGGCCCAGGGCTTCACCGCGGCCGTGCGCGACCTCGGGCACGCGGTCGAGGGCGCCCGTGTGTCATTCGTGGCCTTCGGAAGGACGGCGCTCGATAGCGGTCGGGACGCCTTGACCGAGTTTTTCGACACCGGGATCACCGGCGCAAAGTCCCTGGGTGACGCCTTCCGGAACCTGGCCCTGTCGATCATCGCCGACCTGAAGCGCATGGCCGCCCAGCTTCTGGCCACAGCCATCATCAAGAAGATCGCCGGCGTGTTCGGCAGCGGCGGCCAGGTTGGCGGCGCTGAGAAGAAGGCTGTCGGTGGCGTCCTGGGTGGGCTCGGCACCGGCACGTCGGACTCCAACCTCGCCTGGTTCTCCCGCGGCGAGTACCTCGTGCGCGCCGCAGTCGTCCGCGAGCCGGGTGTCCTGCGCCACCTCGACGAGCTGAACCGCCGCGGGGCGCAGGCGCTGGTTCAGACGCCCATGTTGATCGAGGCGCCCGTGCCTAGGTTCGCCGAGGGCGGCCTCGTTGACGGGCCGGCTCCCGCCGATCCGCAGGCATCGAAGGACAGCCAGGTCCTGATCGGCCTGGAAGAAGGCCTCATCCTGCGCCACCTGGAAAGCCCCGCCGGCCAGCGCATCCTGGTCAAGGCCATGGCCAAGAACCGCCGCGCGATCCGCTCGGCCCTGGGGACGTGAGCAATGTTCACCACCGGAACCGCCACCGACTACAACGACCTGGCCGAGCGGCTGCACACGTTCCTAACCGCCAAGGGATCGGCCTTCGGGCTCACCTACTCAGGGACTGGCGATGGCCGCTTGACGGCCTACTCCGGTGGAACGGCCTCGGTCGCCGAGACCTTCACCATCACAGCGACCTCCCCCACGTCCTTCGACGTGACAGGCGCCGTCACGGGATCGATCGGCCCCGCGACGGTCGGGACGCCGTTCACCCATGCGACGCTGGAGTTCCTGCTCACGGCCGGGGCGACCGCCTTCACCTCGGGCGACCAGTTCACCCTGTCGACCGCGCCCAAGTGGACCAGCCTGCGCCGCTCCCGCGGTTGCCGGCTCGTCGCAACCCAGGTCAACGAAGGTATGTACGCGGTCCAGAACCTGGTAGACGGGAAGCTCGACATCTGGCCGTTCAACACCGGCGGTTTGGCTAACCGCTCCTGGAACATCTATTCGACGGTCACGCTCCCTCAGGAAGTCGAGATCACGTTCTTCGAGCCGGTAACCATCGCCGCCTACGAGCTGACCTTGTTCGAGACGACCGGTCAGGCGCCCGACGACTGGCAGATGCAGTACTGGAATGGCTCGGCCTGGGTGGCGCTCGACACCCGGGTGGGGATCAACTTCTTCGACGGCATCCCGCAGACCTTCACCATCGCCACGCCTGTATCGGCGACCCGCTACCGGTGGCACATCACCGGCCTGCGCTACAGCCAGTGCCACATGGGCACGCTGCGCATGTTCCGCCAGGCGGACGGCGTCGACGCCTGCTTCCACGAGTACGCTTGGATGGCCCCAGGCAATGACGGCGCCTCCCAGATCTTTGTCGGCCTCCACGGCTTCGAGCGCCAGGACGCCGACTACTACAACTGGGAGATCGCCGGCATGGACGGCTGGCTCTCCGGGTCCAGGTTCTACCAGCAGGCGGGATTCCAGGGAAACCTCTACCTGCCGCTCTGGAACGCCGCGATCCCCTATTGGTTCGTCTGCGACGGCCGCCGCGCCGTGGTCGTCGCCAAGATCTCGAACCAGTACGAGATCGCCGCCTTCGGCCTGCTGGAGCCCTACTACTCCCCCAACCAGTGGCCGTATCCGCTCTTCCTGGGCGGGTCGATGTCCCACGGCGAGTTCTCGGCCTGGAACGACACCGACTACCGCTGGTCCCTGGCGGACAATCGCCACCGCATCCCGACGCACGCCGACACGGGCAATGCACCGGTCGGCTCCGGCGAGCGCGACCCGTGGGACACCCAGCTGCGCGTTCGCAATCTCGACGGCGGTTGGAAG